GCTTTCTACGTAGGCTTTGAAAGCTGAGTGCAGGTCTATTAGCGGACCACGCAACGCTTAATGTCTATTATACACTAATCTGCTATAAGTCCAGTAACTTCGTCATTTATTTTTGCAGCACCTAACTGTATACCTTGTTTAGATTGGAGTTCTGCAGATATTCTTTGTAATCTTTTAGCAGCGTTTGTGTCACCTAATGTAGCTTCTTCTAATGTACTTAAATCTAGTTCTCTACCAATAGATTCTGCTTGACTTATTGTTTGACCAGCAGTTTGATAAATACCTCTAGCTTGTTCTTGACTTAAACCTCTATTTTTAAGTTCTTGAAATCTAGCAAAAGTTGTAGTAAATCCTCTAGAACTAGCTTCTGCTTGTAATTGTAATGTTTGTATTTCTCCTGCTAGTACTTTATCTTGTATCTTTGGATTAATTAAAGCACCAAATATTGTAGGTGCGTCAACATTTATATTATATCTATCTCTAAATAACGCTTCTACTTCTGGTATTTGATTAATAATACCTGCATAAGTTATATCTATTCGTTGTTGAAACTCTGCACCAGACACTTCATTAGTTATTAAAGATTTAAATTCATCTTGAAAATCAGTTAAATCTACAATACCTACTTCAGATAATGTTTGTTCGTATGTTGCTTTAGTAGATAATGCTGATATTTCATCCATTATTAATGAACCATCATCTCTTTGTAAGTATCCAAACTCAGCTTTCCAATCTGCTGTTTGTCTAGTTGCACCTAATGCAATTTGTGCATCACCAGATTTAGCCCATTGTTTAGAAAATTCTTTAAGTACTTTTTCTGGTAAGAAAGGAAACAAAGCAGTACCTGTTGAATATCCTTCTTCTGCACTGTATTTAGGTCCTGAACTACTACCACTATCATAAGCTTGAGGTTGTAAAGAATAACCAGCGTTAATTAACCCTGGGTTTTCTTCAGTACCATCTCCATAATATTCTAAATCACTTACATCGTATGAACCTACTAAGTCTTTTCTAAATATTTCTGGCATTATCTATTCTCCACATATGCTTGACTTCTTATTGTACCATCACCAAATGCTGCCATTGCTGCTTTATCTCTATCAGCCATAACAGTTTGATTACCTTGTTCTAATCCTATCTCTCTAAGATAAGAGGTAGCTTTACCTGTGTCGTTCATTCTAATAATTGCATCTAATGCAGTGTCACCTTCTTTAGGTTCGCTACCCATAATACTTTTGTATAGTTGTTTTTTACCAGCAAGAATTACATTCCAGTTAACATCTTCGTCATACATATTGTAATCAGCAAACCTAGCTTTTTTCATACTTGCAACAAGTGTATTTTCATAATCTGGATTAGCACGTATCTTTCCTGCTTCTTTAGATATATCAATAGTTTCGTGTAAGTAAGAAGGTAAGTAAGTATCTAATAAAGTTTGTACATCTTCTTCGCCAGTTTGTGTTAAAGTTACATCTTTACCTTCTAATACACCAACAAAACCTGCATCAAGTTTATCTGCATAAGTACTGTATTTATCTGTTGCACCTATGATGTTTCTTTTAGCACCATCTAATGTCATAATACCTTTAGTAACTAAATCAGCTAAATAATGTACAGCTTCTGTAGGAATACTTCCTCCTGATGCTTGTACTGCACCTTCAAGATTTAATATGTTACCGTCTCGTATGTTTCCAAAACCTAATGGGTCTGACCTTAAGAGTTGTTGTGCTTTTAATTCTGATTCAGATACTTCTAATCTTTCTAAGATAACTCCATAAGCAGGTGTTCCTTCAAACATTTCTACAGCTGCATCAACATCTCCATCGTTTTGTGCAGTAAGTGATGCTATTTCAGCTAAATACTCTGGGTCTGTCCACAAATCATTAGATGCTCCGTAAATTTCTATCATGTTTTTTTGTCCATCGAAGAAACCTTTTAATACATCATTAGCATCATCAGCTATAGCAGGTGTTATTTGATTAACGTTTATAGGAACGCTTACTAATCTATCATTGTTATAAAATCCAGAGTTAAAAGTTTTGTTATCTGTTACATAAATGCCAAGTTTTGTTCTAACTTTCTTTTCATTCTCACCTTCAACCATTTGGTAGTCAGTTAATTGTGACAATGTAGAACCACCTGGTGTATCAAATACGTATATTGTATCGCCAACATCTACTATAATTTTGTATTCGCCAGTATCTGCTATGTACATAAGCTCTGCTGATTTATCGGATTTTACTTTGTAACTCATTTTGTAATTGTCTTTCCAAGTCTAGAAGCAGCAGCTCTAAGATGTTCTCCACCATACTTACCAGTTTTTTCTTTTACTTTTTCATCTATTATGTAGCTAGGAGAATATTCCATTTGGTCTGCAAATCCTTCTAGCCCAGATATTAAAGCATCTATACCAGGAGCTTCACTACCTTGTACAACTTGCTTACCTGCTGATAAATTCATTACAGCTGGTCCAGTAGTTTGAGCTAAATATTCACCACTACCTTGTGCTAAACCTCTTAATGCTCCTGCCATTAAGTTTAATACTTCACCTTGTACCCAACCTTTAGCAACTTTACCTAAACCTATTTTTCCTAGTGCAACTTCTAAAGCTTCTGATACAGGGTCTAACGCACCTGCACCTAAACGTCCTAAAAGTCCTCCTAGTTGTTTTGGGTCTACATTATATTTATTAGCTACTTTTGTATAATCTATATCATTATAAGTACCTGCTTCTATTTTACCTGCATTAAAAGTACCTTGTGCTTGGTCTATTTCAAAACTATACCTAGTATCAAATTCTGTTAAAGCTCTTTCGTTAGCTAGCTTTGGGTCTATATCTTGATTATTTGCAATATAATTTTGTACAAATTTTTCTTTCGCAGCATCTCTAACTGGTGTACTTTCGTCTATTGGCATTAATGGTTTACTATCTATTGCACGTTTAGTATTTATTTCTTGCATAAAATCAATGTTACGTTTTCTATCTTTTGCTACAATCTCTTGTAGCTCAGAAGTTCCAGAATAATTACTATCTAATTTTTGAGATGTATCATATATCCATTCACTATGTAAAAAAGCTATATCAACTTTTCCTGATGCAATGTCTTCTACTGGAACAAACTTTGCAGATACAGCATCATCTCCAGCTTTAGGAATAAAACTATCATCTACCATAAATATTTTACCGCTTACATCTACACCATCAGCAAACCTTACGTCCCAATCAAATCTATCTGTTTTGGTAGGTAAATCTATTGTTTCTTTAATATCTTTATTTGTTAAACCTGTTTCTTCTAAAGCTTCTCTAGCAACAAAATCTTCTACAGAATCTGCACCTTCTTTAAAACCACCAGGTAAAGCAAGTCCTCCTTGATGTGGTCCTCTTTTTCTTTCAATTAATAATACATCAAAACTACCACCTCTAGGTCTAACTATGATTGCATCACCAGTAGTTTGTTTACCAGTTTTTTTGTAAACAAAATCATTAGTAACTTCGTTAACTTCTGGTGAAAACTCTGGATTGTAATATGGGTCTTCTTTAGGGTCTCTAGCCATTATCCTCCGTACATAGCAGACATAAGTTTATTCTGCATTTCTTTCATTTCTTTACCAGCTGCAAAAGCATCTATATCAGATTCAAGTTCTTCTTCAAATTTAGCTTCAAATATTTCTGCAGGTGTCATAGGTTTATACTGTGATAATTCATCTAAGTTATATTCTGTACCTGTTTGTGTAAATGTAGTTTTAGGTTGTTCTGTCATAGGGTCTATACCTGCTTGTGTAGTGTAAGTAGGTTTACCTGTTAATTTCCATTCAGCAGATTTTTCCATAAATGTTGTAGCTTGTGCATAGGATTCAGAATAACTACTTGCTAAAGCTGTTGACCAATCATTTAACTCACTAGCAGTAGGACTTCTACCTGTATTAGCAACAAAGTATGACTCAACCATATCTTCTAACACACTAGGTTTAGGAGGTATGTATTGCTGTGCCATAGCTTCAATTTCTTCAGATAAACTAATGTCATCTCCAGCAGCTTTTCTTCTAGACATTTCTTCTACTGCATGACCAAATAAGTTTCTTTCAAAAGATAAATCCATTTCTTGATACTGAACATCAGCAAAAAACAAAGGAGGTTGATTCATAATCTTTTCATGTAATGATGTACCAGCTCCAGCATCTAAGTTTGCATCAGCCCATAACATTACTTCTTGTATCTTTTGTTTTAATGTATCGCTATATAATCCTTTACTACCAGCAAAATCCATGTTTGTTGCTAGACCATTTTCAATTAAATAATTTTGAAACTGTACTATTTCTGGTACAGATGCATCTTGTGCAAAAATATGTGAATGTAATACTGTAGAAAAATAACCTGTAGATACAGTTTTTTTACCATCTTCTCCAGTTATTAAATTAGTTCCTTCTTCTGGGTCAATAAGAAAAGCTTGGTCTATTGTTTGGTCTTTTAATGTTTTAGCCTGTTCAGGGTTTAAAGTACCATTAGCTACACCATTATCTATATCTTTTAATTGCTGGTCTAAAGCTTCACGTTGTGTATCAGGTAATTGCATACCTTTTTCTTTTTCAAGTTGTTCAAGTTCATAAGACACACCAGCATTAGAACCAGTAGCTTTATCTAAAACTTCTTGCATTTTAACTAAATCTTTATCAGCATTAGCTTGTTTTAATTCAGCATATAACTCTGGTTTATCAGAAAAATATATGTTATCTTCTAAATTGTTTATAACGGTTACTATATTAAATACACCTGTGTCAGGTATTTCACCCATCATGTCAGCGTATTCAGCTAATAATTTTAAAATTTCTTCTTTTGTTGCCATTTATGCGCCTATATAATCCAATACCTCGAAGTCATCTCTATATAACTTTAACATAACTCCATTCCATACACCCCAAAACTCAGGATATTCTTGTATAACTTGTTGTGCTTTATTATACATCCAAATTCTCATACTCAAAGCTTGTGCATCATTAGATGTTAACCACCAAGTATTTGTTCCATACTCTAATGATATCTGTTCCATTTCTTCCCAGTAAGGCATTATCTCTGCAAAACCTTTACCTGTGTCTTGTTCCATAACATAAGGTATGTTTCTCCACTTTTCTCGCATTTCATTAAATATATCTTTAGTTGATGGTGGTGTAGTAAGCCCGTATTCATCTGCTTGAAATCCAGGAAGTGCTTGTTTAAGTTGTTCTCTATAAACTCTTTTTAATAAAGTTTTCTTTTCGTATCCAATATCTAAAGCATCTAAGTTTCTTGAATAAGATTTATATCTAAAGAAACCTAATGTATCATTTACACCTCTACGATATTGGTCAGGTGATAGTAAGTTTTTATCGTAAACTACATCATTCCAATTTTTTTCTTCATTGGGATTATCTATGTTTAAATAGTATCCACTAACTTTAAGTTGTTTAAATACTTCAGGATTCTCTGCTTGTACTTTTTGTACACGCTCACTAGAAGGTTGTCTACCTGTTTCTGATTGTGATTTAGGACTCATTAACCAAGGATGTTCTACACCATATAGTTCAAAGAACTCATTGTACGTAGCAATATCGTTACCTTCATTTTCTTTTTTAATACGATTATATTCTTCAAATAGCACAGCTTGTCCCCATAATTGTCCGCCTTCATCTTTTAAGAAATATTCTGGTTTAAAACCAGTAGGACCTATAAATTGATATATAAATTGCATTCCAAACAATGTACCTGATTTGTGTTTAGAGTATTCCAGATAAGCTTCATCTATTTGTTTTTGTGTAACACTATCTGGTGTCCATTGATTAGGAAACAATTCATTAAGATAAGTATTTAATTTACCTTCTTTATATAGTTTTTTATTTTGTCCTGATGCCATACCATATCTAAATAAATCATTAGTAGCATTAGCACGCATTCTATAAACTTCTTTAGAATCATCAGTTATAATTTCAAAGTTTTCTTCTTTAACAAAAGCTGCATATAGTTTTTTATATACAGGAGAAACAGCAACTATATCTCCAACAGATTCAGGTGGAGGAAAGTTTCCAAAAGCTTGTTCTCTAACTAGTTCAAAAGGTGTTCCATGTTTAGGTATAAGTTTATTTATAACAAATCCTACTAATGGGTTAGGTCCAGGTACAAATCCTTGTCCTAATAAGTTAACACCTTGTACATAACCTCTAGGTGATATACGTGTATTAGAGTCATCACCAAATATAAGACTAGATAAGTAACCTCCAAATGGTAGTACAAACATATCATCATCTGGATTTCTTGGGTCAGGAGAAAAGAATCCATCTTCAGAACTACTACCTAATGCATCAGCAGATGTACCTCCACGCAAAGCAACATGACCTTTACGTAACACAGTAGGATTTTCTACTAATAACTTGCCCCATGTTTGAAATACTTCAAACCAAACTTCTGCGAAAGGAAATATGTTTAATAACTTATCTGATATAGCGTGTTTTTGCTTTGTATCATACAGCAAGTTTTTAACCATTGCTAATCCAAATGCTTTACTTTCTACATTAATAACATCATAATCAGCTATCTTTCCTTTTTTATGAGTAGCCATTAATCCTTTGAGTTCTCTTAAAGTTGAATTAGGTACTGCTTGTGATTGTGCTTCTTTAATAAATTTCTTTTGTAGTGTAGGGCTATACTTATTAAAATTACTTGAGATATAATCCCATCTATATTGTACAAAAACAGGAGACCTATTTAAATAACCAATAGGTTTAGTCATAAGATTATCAAACAATACCTGAAAAGCAGCATCTAGTCCTTCTTCAATCTGTGCAAGACTTCCTTGGTCAGCTTCATCTAATATATTTCTAGTAACTTTAACGTCACCAACATCTAATCCACCAGATAACAAATACTCAAACTCATCCATAATTGGTTTTAATTTAAATCCACTTAATGTTTTATCTGCATTTTCATAAAAATCTAACTCTTTACCATTTCTGTCTAAGAGTTTTCCTTTAGCTATAGCATTACGTAAATCAATATTACCTAGTTCTTCTGATTCAAGTTTATATCTATACTTACCACCTTTTTGTTTAATAGCATCTTTTTGCCAATCAATGTTTCCACCAGATTTAATACGTATTCTTGTTTCAAGATACTGTATATGTTGGTCTAAGAAATCACCGTCTTTAATAATTTCTTGCCATTTGTTACCACCGTAATTAAACAAATCCATTCTTGCTGACCTACCAGCTGGTGATGCTAACCATTTATTTAATTCTTTAGAACCATGACCAAACTCTGCAACTTTTCTTGCAAGAGGGTCATTACGTAAAGACATTAATTCAAAAAACATATGTTTTGCATATTTTTTCTGAGTTAACTCTGCTTTTGATTTAGCTAAATATTCTGTATGTCTTTTGTTTTTAGAACTAGGTCCAATTAATTCAGTAGGTTTAAAACTATTTTTAGCAGCTTCCATAGCTTCTAGTGATTGCAATAATTGCACTCCATCATCATTGTATTCTGCACCTTTAATAAAAGGTAACTTAGCTAATTTAGAATTAGGATTATGTGAAGCTAACCACTGTACATATTTAAAAGGATGGTTATATAAACCTGATAAACCTGCTGTAGCAATACGTGCTTGTTCTTCTAAGAACACACGAGTAAAAAAAGCAAGTCGTGCAAGTACTAATGGCTTAAAAACATTTCGTGTATAAAAACTAAGCATGTTAGTAACCATGTCATCTTCTAATTTTTTTACACTAATTACACCTTTTTCATAAGGATTAACTCTAGTAGCATCTCCAAAACCTTGATTGAATTTAAATTTACCATACTCCCAAGCATCACTAATATTTTTTGTCATTACTTTTTGTATTTCAACATCTTTATCATAAGCTTTAAACATACGACTCATTGAACCTTGTATAATTCTGTAATCTAATAACGGTGCAACATTATCTGACATTTCAGAAAACATAGAACCAGTCATCATAGGCATGTTTACAGAAGAACCATCAGGTGCTTTAATTGTGTACATTTCATAACCACTACCTGTGTTAGGTATTATTTTTTTATTTCTACCAGCTGCATAAATTTTAGACTTTTCTATCCCTTTAAATTGCTCGTTAGTAGCTTTAACAACATACTCCCACTGACCACCACGTTTAGCTACTAAAGCTAAATCTTCTTCAGCTTGTACTTTAGTAAATTCACGAATACTTCTTTTATCATTAAAATCTAAATCTAAAAATTCTTTTAATCTACGAGACATATCTCTTTGGCTATAACCGTTTATTTGTAAATGACTTACTAATTGCGTGTAACCATTTTGTAAACTGTTAAGAGGTATTCCCTGCTCAGGTATAAAACCGAGTAACTTTCTATAGTATGGATTGTATGTAGAGTTAAAGTTAGAACTAAAACCTAAATACTTTTCAAATTCTAGTTGAGGTCCACCAACTTTATCTAAAGCTTTTTGTGGTCCAATGTTATTACCTAATGAATCTAAATCATCAAGAATTTTACCATCTACATCATTTGGGTCTATTAATTTTCTAAATCTTCTTTCTGGTGCAAAAGGTACTACCTTACCTAAAGTTTCTCTACCTTTACGTGCTTTTTCTCCTAAATAACCACCTGCACTACGATATGCAGCTTTTTCATTACCTAATGCAGATAAAGCTGTTCCTACAGTATTACCATAGACTCCACCTTTTTGTTGTAACTGTGTACCTTTTTTAGCAGTATTTCTTAAAAGTTTATTAAGAACAAAAGAACCACGTACTGGTAATCTACCATCTTGATAAAACTGTTCTATCTTATATTTATTAACATTACCTGCTTCATCTTTAATGGCATAACCTGTATCCATCATGTCTCCGTGCATCTTTCTAATTTTTCTCCAGTCACCTTCTAAAGCAATTTCATTTAATATTGAAGGATGCATCTTAGATAACATTGGATTAGTAGATATAGAAGCTAAATCATCAACACCTGTTGCTGCTAAAGCTTTCCAGTAATCAACCATTACAGGGTCATTAAGTATTTCTTTTTTAGTATTCTGAAATAATCTTGGTACTCTACCAAAAAAAGTATGTTCTTTATTTGTTTTACGTGTTGATGTGTAGATATCTCTTTTAGATACTGTTACTTCATCTAATGATTTTAATTTACCTGTTTTAGGATTTGTTATATTACTAAAGTTACCTTTACCAATAAACGGGTCTACTTCTCCTGCAGCTTCTTTAGCAATTTGATTAGCAACAGAAAGTGGACTTAGGCTTTGTAACTTACCACTTTTTTTAACTCTACCTAATTGTTGTGATAACTCCATAGCTTTGTTAACACGTGTAAATCCTTTTCTTAAATTTCTTACGCCTTTAATACCTTTACCTGCTAATAACTCAGGTACTATTTGATATGATGCATCAATAAGTCCAGATGCTAAATCAAACTGTCTAGTACCTGGTTCGTATATTTGTCCAGTATGTACTTTACCTGGAGAGTATTCCATAAGTATATTTTTATCGGTCCAATCTTCTTTGTATAAATCTTGTTCCATTTTGTCACCCATAAAAAAATACTTTTGTTTTCTTCTACCTGCATAGAAATTGATTTGATTTGGTTTTACATTTGATGTGTAGTTAATTTCACCATTCTCATCAAAGTTTTTAATTGGCTCACCAATTTTATTGTAAATAAATTTACGAGCTTCTTCTGGTGTATAACCATAATTATTAACTAAATCAACGTAGTAAGGTGTATCCTCTGCTTTAACAGACTCTAAAGTAATTTTTGTACCTCTATCAAAGTTAACTGGCTTACCATTAACTACTTGCCGCATCATGTTAAACAACACAGCTTCTCCACCCATATCATTAGCTTCTTTCATCATGGCAAGGTGTTTACGTATATCACCTTTTAAATTAGTATCTTTACCAATATTCTCTACTTCAGTAAAAGATACATCAATTTGTAACTTTGCTTGTGCTTCAGCTTTTGTATAACCTTTTTGTAACATATCATCATATTCTTTTAAATCTCTTAGATATGCTTGTGACCTACCTACAACCATAGGTTGACCAGGCATTACTTTATTAACAGCACTAGCAGCAACAGACCATTTACCTGATGGTCCAAATGTTTGAAATAAAGCATCTAATCCTGCAAATGCCCATACACCATACTGAACATCTCCTGGTTTTGTTCCACCTGGCATTAAACCGCCTGTTAACAAATCACCTATAGACATTTTCATATTGTTTTCTAAAGCTTCATATTGATATTTGTCTTGTAATTCTTCCCAAACAACAGCTTCTTTTTTAGCACGGTTATAAGCAACATCATCTGCAATTTGTTTCATAGTGTCTGCTTCAGCTGTACCTCCTGCTAAAACATAAGGTAATGCTATATCTGCAGGTACTTGAAACTTTTCAGTTACTTTTTCTAATTCAGATGCAACTTGAGGTTGTAATGCAAACTGTGTATTTAGTTGACCAATTTGTAAATCATCATAGGTATTACCTAAGATAAAGTCTATTTCTTCGTTTTCATCAAAAAGGTGAAAACCCATTATCTATTCCTATTATTAATTAACTCTAATATAACTGGTGATGGATTTATTTCATACATTGCTTGTAGCATCATATCTACATTGTCAGTCATTCGCACACCACTACTACCTGGTCCTACAGGTACACCTTCAGTAATAGGTTCTGTAGGTCTTTCAGTAGGTGCAAAGATATTAGGTGTAACTATGCTTTGTTGCGAGGGTAGGGGAGATGCTTGCTGTTGTTCAACAAATGCTTTATTTGCACCGTAATCAGCGTCTGGAAGCCTTCTAAGGGGTTGTTTAGAACTTCCTGGTCCTCCGTCAGTCCTTTGCCCACCTTGTGGTGTAGCTACAGGTGCAGGATTAGCAGGTTGTCTATATCCCCCTCTGTTAGAACGTTTCTTTGCCATTGTTAAAATCCTTTGTAATTAAAATAATAATCCCTTTTCGAGGCATAATAATTTCTGTAACATTTTCTGAAAGAATATCTAATTCATCTTCCACACCATATTCTTGATATATCATATCCCAAAACTCTGTTTCTAAATATTCGTCCATATTACATTCCAAATGCTTGTGCCATTGTTGGCGGTCCACCTTGTCCTCCCATCTGCTGTTGCATCATTTGTTGTTGAATCATCATTTCCTGTTCAGGTGTCATCTGTGGTTCTTCAGGAGTATAAAATTGTTTCATAATAGCTGTCATTTCATTAGGGAACTCATAAATAGCTATAGCTGCCATAGTTGCAGATGCATCACCTTGTGCTGCTCTAGCAAGTATAGAATCAAATAAGACTTGTTCAGCTTTAGTTTTACGTATACGTTCTTGTACTTTAGCTATATTGTCTAATCCATCTATGTTGTCTTGTAAAGTTTCTGTGTCTATAACACCAGCTTGTAGTAATTGCAAACCAGTTACAATTTTCTGTGGTTCATCAAAACCAGCCATTACACCATAGATACGTCTTGTTCTAAAATCTCCGCCTATATCAGATAAAGGACTGTAGTTTTCTGTAAAAGAAGAACCATTAAAGAAACCAGCCATAGGTTTTTTCTTAATTTCTTGTGTGTAAGAAAGAACTACATCCATTTCTAATCTCTTAGAATCCATTTCAGTTATAGCATGTTTTATAATTTCTCTATATTCATTAATCATTAATGACATAGTTGAGTTAAGTTCTGATAGTCCTGCACCAGTAACAAAAGAGTTAGGTGACTGTGAGTCATCAGTAACTGGGTATCCACCAACCATACGTAACTGTCGTTCTAATCTATCTACTTGTTGGAATAACTGATACGGTATGTTGTTCTGTGGTTTAGAAACTTGTGTACCTGGAGCTAGATGGTTTACCGCAAATCTACCTTTTCTATATTGTCCGGATTCTATCTCTCCTGATATGTTAGTTTCTGTAAACACAGCATCTTCCATTGCAATAGATGACATAATGTTTATTTTTGCCATCATAGACATCAAACCTATAACATGGTCATATTGTCCTTTTAATGCATCGAAAGAAACTCTTTTCATAAATACAAATGGCGGTGTAGAAAGTACGTTAGGTATAAAATCTAATATCATATTGCGTTCTGGAAACACAACATATGTACCACCCATGTCATAGTACTCAATTATTCTTACACCAGAGTATGTATTATCTTCCCACTTCTGTTCTCTAGCACCTTCGTATGACATAAACGGTGTAGCAGTATCAGAGTAATTATCGTTCTCTGTATCATCATCATCTTCTTTTAAAATTTCTTTAGCAAACTCAGGATAAATTTGTGCAAGTTTATATCTAGGTATTCTTCTAACAACAGCCATTTCTCTTGGTTGTTGGTCAGGACCAAAGTTACCTGGGAATGTATCATAGGGGTCTCTTAGTTCTGCTGATGGATAATAAAAACCATTNTTATCTCTTTTAGTTGTTATTACCCAAGCACAGTAACCGTATCCTGGCAACCATCTTGCAGCTTGTGCTAGTTGTANACTTAAATTTTGTTTATCATCATAGTTGGTAACAATACGTTCTAATTTTTCTGCACGTATTTTACTTCTAGTAGAATCATTACTGTTAGGTACATCTACTCGTACTTGAGGTATACCTGAAATTTTTTGTGCAAGTCGGTCAATACCTGACTGCAACATGTTAGGAGCTGGTAGTAAGTCAGCATCAGAAGTTTCCATTGTGTTACCTAGTAATGCTTTAATACCATCTGCACCACCATTTAGTATTGATTTAATTCTAGCTTTAGAAACTTGACGTTCTTGTGTTAATTTACCTGTAGTTAATTCAGCAGCATTTCTAACTATTTCTTTATAAGATTTAACATCTAAGTTTTCTATGCCCATGGTGCGTCATTCATTTCTGTCATCTTGTACTCTCCATAACTAGGTGTGTAATCTAGTCCTATATCAGCAGCCCGTTCTTTCTGCAGCCTTCTAAAAACCTTCATCGGAAACCAACTAGCCATAACTATATCAGTTTTTTCCTTGTTTCGCTTAGAAACAGGTTTTCCATCAAAGTATAACAGTTGTTGTCGATATTGTTGTACCTTTGCATTAGAACCACCATCACCAGTAGGTAAGTGTATTTTTTTATTTTCAAACAAATCAGCCATTGCACCTACACCATATAGTGGGTCATGTTTATTCTTTCCAGTCAAGTGTCCTTGTATCTGTACACCTGAACGTAAAGTAAATTCTTTTATCTTTTCATCTTGTCTAATAGCAGTTTGGAAACCATTTTCTTCTACTATCCAATGTCTACAATCGTATTTATGTAGCCAATCAGATATCTGGTCAAGTGCAGCCCTTACTCCGCCCCCTCGTCTATTTTCTAAATCTACTAAATATAATTCAGCTCTATATACATCAATACCCCACAATACAGATGCTTGGTATCCTGCTGATGCAGGGTCAAGTCCAGCAACTAAGTGTAAGTTTTTATATACCTGACCTAACGTTAAATCTGGTCGCATACATTGGTCAACCATAGGCATTGTAAATATCTGTGTACCCTCTATGTATGCTTGATTAAAATAAACCATTTCGAATGTCTGCCTACCACCTGTTGATTCAGCAGAATGCAACCTAGACATTAACCATTTAAAAGAACGTTTGTTAGCCCATAACATACATTCGACATGATTTTCTTCTTCGTGTTCTGGTACTGCACAATCTATAGCGTGTGCTGTTTCTACTATGCTTGTAAAGTTATCTGATGCAAGTAGGTGGTTATATAAATCATCAGGGTGTTGTCTTGACCCAATAACAATTACAGCTGTGTGTTCCTCCTTACGACTTGATAATGTTGTAGTCCACCATTGTCTAGTACTTTCTCTTGCACCTGGTTGCATAGTAGTTTGGTGGTCCTCAATGTCATCAGCAATAATTATGTCACAGTCACGTGATAAAATCTTTCCACCCTTACCTACAGCTACCATTGTCGGTGACTTAATACCTGCAACTGTACGTGTACCTACAGTAAATTGATTCTGTGACCAGTTCTTACCAGAGCGGTTATCTGGCTTAAAAGATGTTCCTGGTATACAATATGCATCTCTAAGTTCTTCGTTAGTATCTAGTACGTCAAGTACAGCAGATAATGCGTTTTTAGCTATATCCTCGTTACCACCTACCCACATGATACGTGTGTTAGGGTTCTTGCATATTTGATATACAGCAAAATGTATTAACAGTTCTGTCTTTCCATGTCTAGGGGGGCTTAATATTAAGAGTTCTTTACCGTTATCTATGCTATCTATAATGTTATTTATCCAGTTAGTATGAAAAGGCGCGGTGTCATACTGTTTACCTAGTTCGGTTCGGAAGTATTTTTTTCGGAAGGTAGCGAAATTTTCTAATGCATCCTTAGCTTCTTCTGATAGTTCCCAATCTTCTGCAGCTATAGAGTTTCTACTGTCTATCTTGTAGGCAGCGAGCATGCGACTAACAGTAGCTGAAGTGCAACCGAGGAGGGAAGCCGCGTCAGCT